TGACATTGCTTTAGATGTTATGCGTTTACAAACCATTCTTCATGCAAAGTCTGACTGCAGTCAGGAGGATCCTGACTAATGTTCATTGACGTTACTGGTAAAAAACGTGCAGAAGAAGTAATTGAAACAAAAACAAAAAAACTGGCTTATGACTGGCGCTATGAAAATAGCATCAATACTGGTAAACAGCCTCTAGATTTAACACAACAAGAGTTTAAGTATGAACCTTGGCGGACTAATAGTGTGCTGTCTAATCATGTAGACACTTTATTCTATGTTAATGTGATGAATATGAACCATCACATTGCAGATCAGATGCATTATGACTACCTATTCAACAGCGTCCGTAAAGCAAAGCGGTATGGTAAAAAGAAAACTGAAGCCGATAAGAAGCTTGAGAGGCAAATTAAACAAGAACAGGATAAACTCCACCTAATTCAAGAATATTATAAATATAATACTCTAAAAGCAAAACAAGCTTTACGGGTATTGTCTGAAGAACATCTTGAAACAATAAGAAAAAGATTAGAAAAAGGTGGAGTTAAATGAATGATTTGTTAGATAAATTAATTGAGGTGAAGATCGGCGAAGAAGAAGACTTTCTTAAAATTAAAGAGACTTTGACCCGCATTGGTGTAGCTTCTAGAAAAGAGAAAACTCTTTACCAGTCGTGTCATATTTTCCATAAACAAGGCAGATATTACATCGTTCACTTTAAAGAAATGTTTGCTATTGATGGTAAACCTTCAAATTTCTCAGAAGAAGATAAAGGACGTCGTAATAGAATCGCCCAGCTTCTACAAGATTGGGGATTGATTAGGGTGGTTAATCAGGATAAGATCAAAGAGCCTACGGCCTCGATGAGTCAGATTAAAATTATCAATCATAAAGAAAAGGGTGAATGGAACCTAGAAGCGAAATATAATATGGGTAGGAAGAAAAAGTAATGGTTAAATCCTGCCTTGATATTGAGAAACAACTGGAAGCGGTTAAAGGTATTATCCGCAATAACAAAATTATGAAAGAGAGTGATGATGAAATTTCCTTGGATAATTCGAAAGAAGCCAAAACTCCCGGCAGAAGAAAAACTGGATCTAGTTAAAAATCTTCTATTTCCTGAATTAGAATTACAAGAAGAAATGGATAAAGACGGAACTATCTATAAGTTCCATGTCGATAAAAGCGTTGATTCAAATATTGATGCAGCCTTAATGGACCTTGAAGAAGGTTTTAATGATAAGGCAACTCAACAAACATTACGAAACATTGCTAAAAGGTTATTCGAACTTCGAGAAATTCTTGAAGTTAATGTTGTGATGCATAAAGATGCCAAATATCTTGTCGTTGATGACGGCGTTGACGATGAAGAAGTGCAAGCGGTTGAATAAACCGCTTGACTTTTATTTGACTATACGGTATAATCATACTGTGGTAAATGATAAGGTATATTATGGATTGGTTGATTCAAAAATACATTGGTTTTCTTGGACCTAGACTTGAGAAGTTTAAACGAAAAGGACCAACCCTTTATAACTTCAGATGTCCTATCTGTGGTGACTCTGATACAAATAAATCAAAAGCACGAGGATATCTATATGAGGTAAAGGGTAAGATGTCCTTTCATTGTCACAACTGTGGCGCTGGGATGTCAGCTCAGAACTTTATTAAAACAGTTGACCAAACCCTTTACAATGAGATGAAACTTGAGGCTCTAAAAGAATCTCAAACTCCTGATCAACGCGAATACGAAGAATTTGTTTCAAAAATGAAAACGCCAGTGTTCCTAAAGTCTGGGCCACTGAAAGGGTTGAAGAAAGTAAGCCAGCTTAAACATTTCGATCCTGTTAAAAAGTTTGTAGATTCTCGTAAGATTCCAACGTTCTATCATTCTCGTATGTTTGCTTGTCCGAATTTTATGAGGTTTACCAATAACCTGTTGCCTAACAAGTTTAGTAAAGAAGCATTGGCGAATGACGAACTCCGGCTTCTCATTCCGTTCTTTGATAAAGAGAAAAACGTATTCGCTTACCAAGGGCGTTCGTTGAGGAAAAAGACTGAAGTAAAGTATATCACAATTATTCTAAACGAAGATATGCCTAAGATTTATGGCTTAGACACAGTTGATGAAAAGGAACGAATCTATGTCTTTGAAGGGCCAATTGACTCTATGTTTGTCCCAAATAGCGTTGCTGTTGCGGGTGGTGATCTCTTAAGTGCTGGTAAAGAAATTGACCCTAAGACTTCAGTGCTAGTATTTGATAACGAACCAAGGTCTAGAGAAACTAATAAGAAAATTGAGAAAGCTATATACAACGGTCGGCGAGTTTGTATCTGGCCTGAGAATCTAGAACATAAAGATATTAATGATATGGTGTTAGCTGATATGACGCCAGACTTTATCAAACATATTATTGACACTCACACTTATCAAGATCTATCTGCCAAGTTGGCACTAACTAAATGGAGTAAAGTATGAAAGCAAAGTTAATATTTCCAAAAGAAGGTGATGTGTGTGATATTATTGGAGTGGACGACGCTCTTGAATTTATAGCATATTGTGCTAGGGTTTCAAATCCAGATAACCAAATGAACAGCAAGACAAGCGAAGGGTTAATTCGGTATCTAATTGAACACAAGCACTGGAGTCCTTTTGAAATGTTGAGTGCAACCGTTGAAGTAGAAACTACAAGGGATATTGCAAGACAACTTCTACGTCACAGGTCTTTCAGTTTTCAGGAATTCAGTCAGCGTTATGCTAATCCGACAGAAAGCCTTAGTTTTGAAATTCGTGAAGCAAGGCTACAGGATACAAAAAATAGGCAAAACAGTATTGAGGTAGACGATCCTGAATTACAGAAGGCTTGGGCCGCTAAACAGCAACAGATTATTCATGAATGTCGGATGGCATATAAATGGGCCATTGATAATGGCATTGCCAAAGAGCAGGCAAGAGCTGTCCTACCGGAAGGAAACACGGTTTCTAGATTATATGTCCACGGAACAATAAGATCGTGGATACACTATATAGAATTACGTTCTGGAAACGGAACACAAAAGGAACACATCCTATTGGCAAAAGAGATTGCACGCGCTATTAGTCGATTGTTCCCTATGATAGACGAATTTGTGGAGAAATAAATGAAAACATTCAAAGAATATTTTTCAGAAGAACTGGTAAAGCAACCCGGAACACAGTACGGTTCTAACTCTGGTGGGGTTCATGTTGATGATGAAACTGGTGAGAAGTATTACGTAAAACACTATCGGAACCCAGATCAGGCCAAAGTGGAAGCACTTGCTGGTAAAATTTATAAACATATGGGTATCAATACTCTTGATCCTGAGTACAGAGAAATTAATGGAAAACCCTCAATCGTGACAAAGTGGAACAATTCACTTGACACCATGAGGCCAAACGAGTATAATGAAGTTACCACAGATCAAGCCCATGACTTGGCTAAGATGCATGCGGCAGCAACTCTTACTAAGAATTGGGACATAGTTGGTTTGGAACATGATAATATCATGCGTCATCAAAATGGTGATCTGTATGCTATTGATCATGGCGGCGCTTTTCATTTTAGAGCGCAGGGTGGGCCTAAAGAATACGGGCCTGATATCAGTGAACGAGAATCATTGGTGAATAATGATATGCCGTCAGGACAGGTGTTTAGCCATGTTTTTGATAATCATGAAGAAGCCAAGCGCGCTGGTAGATCGAGTGTCGAGAATATCGATGATGAACATGTGGAAAGTCTATTCAGAAATTCTGGTTTGGATAACTGGAGGGACTTACACAGAAACTTTATGCAAAGGAAAAATAAATTCCTAGAAAGTGAGTGAAATATGTGGCTATGTTTTAATAATGGATTTGTGAGTGCAGTACAAGATAGAAATAACCCAGATCGATTTGTTGTTCGCGCACGGCGTCGTGAACACCTAGAAGATAATTTTCCGGGTTACGAAATTGTTGTTGGAGGTTCTACGGATTACTACTATAGAATTTTCATCAACAAGAAAGAGTTCAATGAAATTGTGAGTAAAAAAATCATGGATGTCGATTACGACAACTTCAAAAATAGTGTCGAAGACGATGATCTACATGATCTGTATGCAAGATTTTGGACTCTACATTACAAATTTCAAGAGTATCCTCTTCAAAAGATGTATTATTAATAATCTCTTGGTTGAGCTGTCCAAATATAAGTTTTTACTTTTTTATCTGAGTCCCAATAAGCGGGTCTTATAAAGGTTAGGGGGTCTTCTCTCACCTCAAAGGTTTGGCCAGCATGATGAAGAAATTCTTTTTCACCTGATGTGGGTATGCCATCTAATGTGCCAAAGTTTGAATGTGAATCTATATATGCCCCCTGCCTTGACCCCTTTCTCACAGGTATATGAAGAATGTGTTGAGTGCGTTGGGCTTCCTCCGGATCTCCGTGTTCAGAAGGATGATCAAAAGTTTTTGCAAAAGATATGGCTACACTTGGATTGATAGAGGAAGACAGGAAAGCTGGTGATACAAATCTCCTTCTATCATCCATAAGTTTTCTTGGGTCTAGACCTAGACCAGAAAATGTGTTTATGTCTTCGGGCGCTTCTTTGGATTTTAATATGGAATTTAATCCGTCTCTTCTGGGTCCGTGTACATCTTCAAAATACTTATCTTTCCCCTTGTGATGATTTATAAGCGCAGTATTTAAGATATTAGAGGTTTGTGTGTATTTTTTTAAATAATCAATATATTTGTGGGTTTCCAATGTTTCGTGATAGTGTTCTTTTAGTCTTTCGTGTAGACTAGTAACATCATTTGTGTCGTAGTAATCTTTTGACCAATCGTTTTCACTAAATCCAGATTTATTTCTGAGATATTGCCACCCGGTAATTTCTTCTTTGATATTATTCTGTGCATGGCGACCATGAACAACAGTGTCTAGAACCGGAAGAGATTTATCATTATCCTGTGCATGGCGACCATGAACAACAGGAGATAATACCGGAAGAGAAGAGTTTTTCTTCTCCATTTCTCTTTCTTTTTTAAGACGCTTAAGATGATGTTTAAAATTAACGTATTGTTTAAAAGATTGCATAAGTTTTCGCCCTGACTATATAATACTTTACACCTATTTATAGCTTGACTTACTGCGCCCTTTGGGGTATAATAATCAGGGTATGTTTAAGAAAGGAATAAAATGCTTCAAGTAACAAAAAGAAACGGGACCAAAGAACCACTAGACCTTTCTAAGTTTCATAAGGTTGTAGAGTGGGCTTGTGAAGGTGTTACAGGCGTCTCTGAATCAGAGATTGAAATTAACTCTCACATCCAATTTTATAACAATATTAAAACTTCAGATATTCAAGAAACTCTGATTAAAGCTGCTGCTGAACTTATTACTGTAGAAACTCCAAACTATCAGTATGTTGCTGGACGCTTGATTAACTATCATCTTCGTAAACAGGTGTATAATGGATATGGTGTACCTAGTCTAGCAGAACATATTGAGAGTAATATTGTTCGTGGATATTACGAACCTGGCCTACATAAGTGGTATACTAAAGAAGAAGTTGATAAGATTGATACATTCATTGACCCTGATCGCGATTATAATATTGCATACGTTGGCATGGAGCAATTCCGTGGTAAGTATCTCGTAAAGAACCGTGTTACTGGAGAAATCTTTGAGACGCCCCAGATGGCATATATTCTTATCGCCATGACTCTATTTCATAACTCAGAAGATCGTATGAAATGGATTAAAGAGTTTTATGACGCGGTTTCAAACTTTGAAATTTCTCTACCAACTCCTATTATGGCTGGTCTACGCACCCCGCAAAAACAATTTAGTTCCTGCGTTCTTGTAGAAACCGATGACTCACTTGACTCTATTAATGCAACTGCTTCTGCTATTGTTAAGTATGTGAGTCAGAAAGCTGGTATCGGAGTAGGAGCTGGCCGTATCCGTGCGATTGGTTCGCCTATCCGTAACGGTGATACTGCTCATACTGGTGTCATTCCTTTCTATAAACATTTCCAGTCAGCTGTCAAATCATGTTCACAGGGTGGTGTTCGAGGCGGAGCAGCTACTCTCTATTATCCGGTCTGGCACCTTGAGGTCGAGGATCTTCTAGTTCTTAAGAACAACAAAGGAACTGAAGACAACCGAGTCCGTCATATGGACTATGGCGTCCAATTCAATCGCCTTATGTATCAGCGGCTGCTAACTGGTGGTGATATTACCCTGTTCTCTCCAAACGAAGTTCCTGAGCTATACCAAGCATTCTTTGCGGATCAGGATAAGTTTAAGGAGTTGTATGAAAAAGCAGAGCGGTCGACCAAGCTAACAAAGAAGACTATGTCAGCGGTTGATCTGTTCTCTGCGTTTCTACAAGAGCGTAAGGATACAGGGCGCATCTATCTGATGAATGTTGATCATGCTAACTCGCATGGTTCATTCATACCAGAAGTAGCTCCTATCAAACAGTCTA